CATGACTGAATCGTTCAATGTCTTGGGTATGAACCCAATTCTTTACACCGTGTCCTTCTAGTGAGGCCTTACCCCAATTTTATCTAGGTCAATAGGTATTGACCATACGGAAGTTCGTTTACCGTCTCTATCCCAACTCGTCAAGAATTTCTAGAGCTTCTCTGTTCGGATTCTATCCACACCTCACGATTATATGCCACGTCTTAATTGACTTTAACAGTGTGGAACACCTTGTCTATACGGAACAACCTCTCACAACCATCTATCTTCCGTCTCGACTTCCTACCTTACAAGTATACCAAAATACGATATGCATTGTCAAGGCATATATTTATACGCGATAAATAACTATATGAAGATGATAAAGTATGGTGAAGGGTTGGAAGGTTTCTTTAAATGGAAGAATGAAACTACAGGTCAAATAGATACAATGTACCTACCAACAGAAAAAAGAGTTAAAAAAGTTATTGATTGTAAAGGTGAAGACTGGTTTGATGGGAAGACTATCCTAGAACTAGGAACTGCACATGGACTAGTTGGTAGACACTTTGAGAAACTAGGTGCAACAGTTTCCTATGCAGATGCAAGACAAGAACTATTGGATGGTATAGACACAGACTCAGAGAAGTTGTGTATCAATCATAATGAAGAGTGGTCATTTGATAGGAAGTGGGATTTAATTATACACTTTGGTACTCTATATCATGTTCAAAATATTTACGATGATTTAAGAAGAGCATTCAATCATACAGACGAAATGTTTTTAGAAACTGCAGTCAATACAAAACCAACAGCTGAACCATGGATGAGACAAGAAGAAGTGACCGAATGGGATTATATACCAGGCCAATCAAAACACCAAAGAAAAAATAGTAGAGTCTTCAATGGGTTTGATAATTGGGAAGCTTTCTTTAATGACAAACATGTAGAAGATTACTTAGATGAGATAGGTAAGACTTATACAAGGTATGATGATGAAGATTTGAATACCGACTTCGGTGTTATTGTAGAAAATGAACTCTATAGAAGAGATGTATACAGTTGGACAACAGAAGATTTACACCCTACGAATCCTAATAAACCAGTTAAGTTTGGTACCATACCGCCTAATTATGTTCACTTCCGTAGGTTCTGGCATATCCAAACACCTAAATAGATATATACGGAGAAATATTATGTATGATAAACAAATCAATGTGAAAGAAGGGCCATGGGAGAAATCTGTTTTTCCTAATGGAGTTGAAACAACAAATGTATTGAGTCGTAAGACCATTACAACTTATATTCAAGACGGTTATCTTTGTGAAGAGACAACCTTAAGAGAGTATAGAGGTGATGACTATCATGATATCACTTCAAACAAAAGGATAACTAAAGTACATGGTTGATATTAATAAGTCCATTCTCAATAAGAATAATTTTAGACTTCTTATTGATAAGATACCCACAACAGAATACTATATTAAGAAGTGTAATATTCCTGGCGTGCAGTTTACAGAAATTGCACAGGGTGCTGGTGTTGGATTGGACGCATATTTTCCAGGCGACAAGGTTACGTTTGAAAATCTCTCGGTAGATTTCTTAGTCGATGAAGACTTAGGAAACTTTAAAGAAGTATACGATTGGATGAATGCAATCGTACCAATCAAAGACCCATCTGATTATGCATCTTATGTTGGTAGTAAACAAACTACAACTGGTACATCTGCATCTCTAGGTGGAACTGATAAAGAAATGTCAGACATAACTTTGATTACAACAACCAACAAAAATATTCCCAATAAATACTTTAGATTCCATGACTGTTTCCCAATCAGTTTGAGTGGATTAGAGTTTGAATCGGGTGCAGACGGAGAGGCTGTAGTAGCCACTATAGAGTTTAAATTTACTTACTACGACATAGAAACCACTAGTTAATATCACACATTTGTGGTATAATATATATTATGACTTTAGATGATTTAAAAGCCCAATGGGCAAGTGACTGTGAAATAGATGATATAGAATTGGATACGGCATCGTTAGATGTTCCAAAACTTCATGCAAAATATCAAGACTTACTAACCAGTAAGATTCTAGTCCTTAAAAAATACCAAGAAAACTATAACTCTTTACTTAAAGATAAATGGTTGTGGTTCAATGGAAAAATGGATGACGATAGAATTAAAGAACTAGGTTGGGAACCCGACCCATTCAATGGTCTAAAAATAATGAAGAACGATATGAGTATCTTCTTCAATGCAGATAAAGATTTACAAGAACTCAATGCAAAAATTGAGTACCTCAAGGTTACTGTAGACTTTCTTAAAGAGTGTATGCAGAACATAACATGGAGACACCAAACGATTAAGAACACTATCGATTGGAGAAAGTTTATGGCTGGACAATAATGAATCTAAAAAATTACTTATGGACATATCCCGAACTATTAACTTCTGAAGAAGTTGAATTTATTAATGGTAAGGCAATGGAGTTTCCTCTAGAAACAGCTGCAGTTGGTCAAGGTGGAAGATTAGACTTAGACCCCGATGGAGAAGACAGAGGTAAAGAAAGAGCAGCTGGTGGAGACGGTGGTCAAATTGTAGATAAGGTTAGAGCATCTGATATTAGATGGATTTACGGTGATGCACAGAAAAACTTAGGTGATGTTTGGACAAAGGTTGAAGACGCAGTTGCAATGGGAATGAAACAATGTGGTTGGAATGTCGACATAGAAAAAGTAGAACCACTACAACATACAGTCTATCATGCAAAACAAGGTTCACGTGGTGGGTTCTATACATGGCATACAGATGCTAGTGATGAACCATATGCAAATAGTGGTATGATTAGAAAACTAAGTTTCTCTATTCAGTTAACAGACCCCGATGAATATGAAGGTGGTAACTTTCAGTGGATAGAAGATATCCGTTCAAAGGATACACTTACACCTAATGATTATACGAGAGACATGAGAGATTGGTATAGACAGATTCCAAATTCTGCAAAACAAAAGGGTTCATTAGTATTGTTCCCTTCATTTGTACACCATCAAGTTACACCAGTCACACGAGGATGTAGAACTTCCCTAGTGGGATGGTTCGTAGGATATCCATACAAGTAAAATGAAAGTCACAGTCTCGAAGGTAGATGAATGTTTCATGAGGGTAGACTGTGATGATGGTTTAGCCAAAGACCTACATGATTACTTTTCCTTTACCGTACCAAACGCAAAATTCATGCCAAGTTATAAGAACAAATGGTGGGATGGTAAGGTATATCTTTTCTCAATCAAAACACACAAAATTTATATTGGATTACTACCATACGTAGATGAGTTCTGTAGAGAAAGAGGATATGCATTTGCTGGTATTGGTGATGTCATTGGACATAAACACAAATTAAAAGATTGGAACATCAAAGATTTAAACTTACCTTTTGAACCTAGAGACTATCAGATAGAAGCATTTGAATCCACAATTAAATATGGTAGACAGCTTTTGTTGTCACCCACTGCAAGTGGTAAGTCTCTTATCATTTATATGTTGGCCAGATACTATAACATGAAAACAATAATAATTGTTCCTACTACATCATTAGTGGAACAGATGGCAGGAGACTTTAAGGAGTATGGATATGATAAAGAGATATGTAAAATTTATAGTGGTAAACCTGTTTTCCCTTCTGACATTACGATATCAACATGGCAAAGTTTTAGTAAAGCACCTAAAGAAGTCATGCAATCGTTTGATGTAGTTATAGGAGACGAAGCACATCTATTTAAAGCAAACGTATTGAAAGGTATTCTTGAGAAGATGAAGACTACTGCAGTACGAATTGGTTGTACTGGTACACTAGACGGAACAGAAGTACATAGACTACAACTAGAGGGTTTGTTTGGCCCAGTCAAGAAAGTCATATCAACAAAAGAATTAATGGACAAAGGTACGATTGCAAATTTATCTATTGATTGTGTCATACTCCGTCATACTAAACAAAAGAAAATGACATACCAAGAAGAAATGGATTACCTTGTATCGAATGATAAACGAAATGAATTTTTATGTAACCTTGTCTATTCCCTTAAGGGGAACACTCTAGTATTGTTTCAGTTTGTAGAGAAACATGGAACTGTTCTTCATGCAAAAATGCAGAAGAGACTAGAAGACAAACTACATTACGTATATGGTGGAACGGATGTTGATGACCGTGAAGCTGTAAGAGAGTATGTCGAGAACTCAAATGAAAATGTCATACTAGCATCATACGGCACCTTCTCTACAGGTGTTAATATAAAACGTATAGACAATATTGTCTTTGCATCACCATCAAAAAGTCGAATAAGAAACCTTCAATCTATAGGTAGAGGACTTCGTAAGGCTGAGGGTAAAACTAAAATGAAATTATTTGATATATCAGATGACTTACAATATGAAAATCATACTCTCAATCACCTTAAAGAACGTATAAATATATACAACGAAGAAAACTTTAACTACGAGATAAGGCAGTTCGACTTAAAATGACATCACCACAAGATTTAACAAACAGAAAGTACGAGGTTGTAAAACTGAAGACTGGTAGTGAGATTGTGGGTATGGTAAGAGATACAAACAACGGTGTTGAAATAACTTTACCTATGATATGTCAACTAACTGTTCAAGACAAACTCAATACACTTGCTACGTTTTATCCGTATGCACCCTTGAGTGAAGACCCAATTATTATGTTACCAGTAGACCAAGTGTTATATAGAAGTGTAATGAACCAACAATTCATTCCCTTTTATGATGAAGCTTCTTCTAGATGGTTAGAGATGGTTGAAACACAATCAATCCCTTTAACTAATCAAAAGATAACCGCAGAAGATGTAAGACGTGATTACTTGAATAAAGTAATGGAGTCTTTAATCCCCGAAGACTTAGAGATGATTGAAGAGGAATTCGATGTAGAAGACCTTGACCCTAAGAAAACAATTCATTAGGTTTTTAATTTGTCTAAATAAGTGCGTATAATCCATGGTTATAACAGGATATACAAAATTTTTATAACTTAACTAATAGGAAAACCATGTCCACAGCAACCTACATTGCGAAGAGCATGGTGCGAAAAGCTAGAGAAGTCGCAGAATCACCACAAGTGTGTACAATCTGTGACACTATCGAATTTCTAGTGCTGATGACTCTTCCTTTTGCTCTACCATTTATGGTAATGTTTATGTCCTACAAAGGATATTAATGTTTGAGAGAAACAAAAATAAACTACGAGAACAGGCAGAGGTGATAGGCCTCTGTCTGATTTTCTGTGCATCTATATTTGGATTGATTCCAAATGTCTGATATAGGTTTCTTAGTCAGCGGACTATCCTTACAAGTAATAATACTAATAGCGATTTATATATACAACCCAAAATGAAATATCCATTTATTTTTATACTCTTAACATCATGGGTCTTTATGGACAGAGAGCCTGGAGCTTTAAGAGCAGTTAGAGATTTGGAAAGATTCAAACAACACATTCAAATGTTATGAAAGAATTAGGAATGACACTAGTAGGATGCATGGTAATATTTGCATTCTTTTCACTTAAAATTTACCCTAATCTAGAGTACACAGGATATAGCAGTAATCAGTCTTGCACTGGTATGTGTTATGCAGAGTATGTGGAACTAAACGGAACTGTGGTAGAACAGTTACAAGCAAAACAAGCTCTTGCAAACTTAGATGAGTTTAGTCAAATCAGAAGTTTATGGAGTGGTTGTGCAGCTTGTCATGGTCAAGAAGGTCAAGGTATGGCAGTCTTCCCAAAACTTGCTGGTCAATCTGCAGATTACATAGTTGACAGACTTAACACTTATAAGAATAGAGGTGAGGTCGGTGCAATGAGTTCCACGATGTGGGCTCAAGCAGGTATGTTGTCAGATGCAGATATCAATATGATTGGTAAATTTATTGAGGTTGAACTTAAGTGAAGCACGACTCTTGGAAGAGACCCGTAGTCAGACAATCAGTATACGACTTGACATCTTTAAAACAGGGTGAATTAACCTTACTAAATAATACTGTGAAGGAAGCAACGAACGAAGAATTAGAAACATGGTATGAAGAAGACTTCTTTATGAAGGGTGACTTTTCTGCAATGCAATTATTCGTCGTCGTACCAGCAGTTATACAGGTGACTGTATTCTTTATGATGCTGGGTATGTTTTTTATAAATGAAAAATTATTTTAAGATTGTCGCGAAGCTATTATTAGGTCTAGGTAAAGAGGAAAAGGTCGACCTAAATCCCCTCGACATTATGTTCATCTGCATTTTCCTCGGGATTTCATTCTTTGTAGTAATCGGGACGTTACAATTCATACTCGTTCTATTGATTAGCTAAGTATATCCCCCTTGGGACATATTCATTTTATCACACATTTTTCATTTGTCTATAGGCTTTTATAAATAAATTTTAATTTAAAAAGCCCCTTACAATACTACGATAAAGAGGTATAATGTATACATGACTACAAAAAAAGACCCCAAAAAAGCAGAACATTACGTCAATAACAAGGAGTTTACAGCTGCAGTTGCAGAGTTTAATACTTTAGTTAAAGAAGCAAATGATGCTGGGAAACAACCCCCTCGAATGACTGAATACATTGGTGAATGCATCTATAAGATTGCAACCCGATTATCCACTCGACCTAATTTCATCAACTATACTTACCGTGACGAAATGATTTGTGATGCAATCGAAAATTGTATCCAATACATTGGTAACTTTAACGTTGAAAAATCAAACAATGCATTTGCATATGTCACTCAGATTTGTTATTACGCTTTCTTAAGAAGGATTCAGAAGGAAAAGAAACAAGTCTACATCAAACAAAAACAAATCATGGAATCATCTATTACTATGGATTCATTTGCAACTATCGATGGTCAACATGACCCATCACTAGTCAACTCTAACGTAGAGTGGATGCAAGAGAATATGAATCGTGTAGAGTATGAACCACGTAAATCAAAAAATAAGAAAAAGAAAGCTAATAAAAATTTAGAAAACTTTACTGAATGAAGATAGCAATATTAAATGATACCCACTGTGGTGTCCGTTCAGATATGGTTGAAATGTCCAAGTACCAAGGACGTTTTTATGAAGAGATATTCTTCCCATATCTAGATGAACATAACATCAAACAGATTATCCATATGGGTGATTACTTTGATAGACGTAAGTATGTAAACTTTGCATCGATGAAAGCAAACATCGAACACTTTGTAGACCCACTCAATGAGAGAGGAATCAAGATGGACTTGATTCTAGGTAACCATGATACATATTATAAGAATACGAATGATGTTAATTCACCCGAGTTACTTCTTTATAATCAACCTAATATTACCGTATATGCCGACCCTATTGTAAAAGAATACGATGACTTTCCAATTGCATTAGTACCATGGATTAACAATGATAACTATGCAGACATGGTAGAGTTCATGCAGACTGCAGCTGCAACTCACTGTATGGGACACTTCGAGATAGAAGGTGCATTACTATTACCTAACATGACATGTCAACATGGACTAGACATATCATATCTTAAAAGATTTGAACAAGTATACAGTGGTCATTTCCATCACAAATCAGAAGTGAAGAATGTTAGATACTTAGGTTCACAAATGGAATTTACTTGGTCAGATTATAATGATAAAAAGTACTTCCATATTTTTGATACAGAAACAAAAGAACTTACCCCAGTACATAATCCTTTGACTATGTTTGAGAAAGGATATTATGATGATGGTAAGATAGAAAATTTCGAGGCCTTGCAAGAGATTGACTACTCAAGATTTGAGGGTAAGTTTGTAAAGGTTATTGTTGTTAATAAAGATAATCCTTACTGGTTTGATTCATTCCTAGACAAGGTACATGCATCTAACCCTTTACATGTTGCAGTCGTAGATGATAATAAACATATGGATTTCTTTGACGATGATGAAATCGAAGGAGTTGATGATACCCTAACCATATTATCCAAGTATGTTGATGGGTTGGAGATACAAGGTAAGAAAGAAAAACTCGACGAGATTATGAAGACCTTATATAATGAAGCATTGGACGAACACACTTACTTATGATAAATTTCACAAAGGTAAGATGGAAGAATTTACTTTCATCGGGAAACAAATTTACTGAAATAGAATTAGATACACATCAAACCACTCTTATCCTTGGAGAGAATGGTGCTGGTAAATCTACACTATTAGATGCATTGTGTTTCGGATTATACGGACGTGGATTTAGAAATCTAAAAAAAGAATTACTTATTAATAGTATCAATGAGAAAGCTCTAGTCGTTGAGATAGAGTTTTATATCGGTAAAAAAGAATACAAAATAATCCGTGGCGCAAAACCAAATATTTTTGAACTCTATGTTGATGACATACTTGTTAACCAAGATGCAACAGTAAGAGACTATCAAGACCATCTTGAAAAACATATTCTTAAAATGTCTTATCGTTCATTCACACAGGTTGCAATTCTTGGTTCTGCTAACTTCACACCCTTCATGCAACTTAGAGCAAAAGACCGAAGAAAATTGGTAGAAGATTTACTGGATATCAATATCTTCACAACAATGATGCAGCTTCTTAGAAAGAAAAAGGCTGCACATATAATTGAAGTTAAAGATACACAACATGCAGTTGAAATCTTAGAAGAGAGACTCAATGGTTTGAACGAACAAGTAAAAGTCATGACAGAAAATAGAATGGCAAAGATTACTCAGTTCGAAAAAACAGTAGTAGATACTAACATTCATATAGGTGAGCTGTTAGAAGTTATAGATACTAACAGTGAAGAGATTGCAACTATACAGTTAACAATTTCCGATAAAGATTCCGTTACTAAAAAGTTAAAAGACTTAGAAGAAATGGATAAACAACTTACTACTGCAAGAAAGAAAGCATTAAAAGAAGTTGAGTTCTATGAAGAGAATGATGAATGTCCAACATGTAAACAAGGATTAGATGAGGAACACAAGAAAGAACATCTCGAATCAAAGAATAAGAAGGCAACGGAGATTGCACTCGCACTCCAACAGATTGAAGATGGAGTTTCCAGTGCCTCAAAAAGAATCCTCGAAATCAGTGACATCCAGTCACAAATCGACGACATCCAAAGACAAGTAGGATTACATCAAACAGAAATCCTATCCAATCAAAAATATATCCAAAAAATTAATGGTGAAATAGAAACCTTAAAAATTGAATCCGATGGTGGTACAGATGTACATGAAAGAATCACCAAAGGTGAAGATGAATTAGATGTTCTACATACCAAACATAAATCTCTTATAGACAGAACACACTACTATGAGATTGCAACTATGTTACTTAGAGACCAAGGTGTTAAAGAAAAGATTATTAAACAGTATGTTCCTATCATGAATAAGCTTATTAATAAGTATCTTGCACAATTAGAATTCTATGTTGGATTTGAGTTGGATGAATCATTCGATGAAACAATTAAATCAAGATTCCGTGACGTATTCAAATACGAAAACTTTTCACAAGGTGAGAAAATGAGAATCGACCTTGCACTTCTATTCACATGGAGAAGTGTTGCAAGAATGAAGAATAGTGTGAACACTAACCTATTAATTCTAGACGAAGTCTTTGACTCATCTTTAGATGTTGCTGGTACAGATGAATTCTTAAAGCTGTTAAACACCTTGACAGATGGAGTAAATGCATTTATCATTAGTCATAAAGGTGATACATTATATGATAAGTTCAGTAATGTGTTAAGATTTGAGAAGTACAAAAACTTCTCTAGACTAGCAGAATAGGATAAATAGTATTATGAAAACATTCGAACAATTACTCGAACCTAAGCTTGAGGATATCAGACTTGATATTCCTACACTCGATGAATCATTAGAAGTTAAAGACTTACCTTCTGAAGTAACCGATGGACTAACAATTGAGAAACATAAAAAGTCTAACAGTAGGACTACAGTTTTTGTCGTTAAGACACAAGACAGAGACGGAGATAGAGACGATGTAGAAAAGAAATTAAGGAATGCAGATATCTCTGCAGAAGTTAAAGGAAGTTCTCTATCAAGTTTTGACCCTATCTTTATTCCATCAATCAATGGAGACCGTGCAATCATCATGTTTAAACCCAAGAGTGGTGGCATGAATGAGACAACACTAAACTCAAGTATCACAGAACTATTCCCTTGCATTGCATGGGAGAAAAATTACAAACCTAAATCAGTATCATCATTCTATGATTGGATACTTACACAGGATGTAGACAAGTTAAAATGTGTAGGCAGTGTAGACAAACAGGCTGCAAAGGATTTCATTGCACAGGCAGAAGAGTCATCCAAGTTCCAAGAGAAAGTAGAGAATGCAATAGGTATTACAAAGTATATCTATGACGAAATGAAAGCAAAGTCAATCAAGAATGTTTATTGGGGATACCGTGCAAAACCATCTGGCGTTCCACCCAAACATCCAGGCGACATCTTTCTACAGTTTACAGATGGTGCAATCTTAGGAACCTCTCTCAAAGCAGGTGGTAAGAAAACTTCTGAACCTAAACTCAACACATATGTTAACCCAATCTTTCAAGCATTTAAAGAAGGAAACAATGTACCTAAGTTATCTCAGAAGTTACATAAAGAAGTATACTCTAAGATTGAAGGTATGCCTTCTGCAAAAACATATGATAGTAAAGACCGAAAGGTTACAGCACAAGTTTTAAAAGATTTTGATAAGACTAACAACACCAAGTATGAACAGTATTATAATGAACACTTAGAGATAGTCAGACAAGCATTGATAGACCTATTCAATAAGAATGGTAAAATGGGTGGCAAAGCATTTGACTATATAAAGACAGAGATTTTACGTGAAGCTCCAGGCGTTCCAACTAAAGTTATTAAAGGAATTGGTTCCACGTATGAACAGGTTACAGATGATGATGAACTCGGAGTATTCTTACCAGTAGTTAAGTTTATCAAAGCAGAAGCTTCAAAGTCATCAAAACAGAATTGGTTCCTACACCTTGCATCGAAAGATACAACGTACACCATGCAGATGTCAGTGAGGACTAACAAGGCAGGTCATGCTGGACTTAAGAAACTCGGACAATTTTATAACCTTGCCGTAAAATATAACGGTCTACTAAAGAAATAATTATGTATCAATTGATAGAAGAAGCCTCTAAGGTTTTAAGAACACCCCCACAACTATTCAACTTTGAAGAAAGAAAGGATGCAGAAGAAATAGAAACTGCACTTAGTGAAGCAATGGATAGATTTGGTGGAATAGGTTTGAGTGCAAACCAAGTAGGATTGGATGCAAGAGTTTTTGTAATGAAATCTCAAGACCAAGGAAATGTTTGTTTCTTTAATCCCGAGATAACAAAGGTATCACAAGAAACAGATTTAATGAAAGAAGGTTGCTTATCGTTTCCCGATATGTACCTTATGATTAAACGTGCAAAAATGATAGAACTAAAATATCAAACTGCACAAGGTGAAGAAAAAGTTATAAGTCTAGATGGACTTGCATCAAGATGTGTTCAACATGAAGTCGACCATCTTAATGGTATCATCTTCTTACAACGTGCTTCAAAATTGAAATTAGACCGTGCATTAAAATCACGACCTAAAGAAAGAGCTAAGAGAATAGAGTATGAGAAACGACAAGCACTTGCAAAATACATACAAAGTGTATCAGCCGATAACAATTCAGAACATACTGAGTCCGATGGACTGCCAGAGTCTGATAAAGTATCATCTAACGCATAAACATTTAAGAACAGTTGGTGACGGTACAGACTATCGTGCCATAGATTTCTGTCACATAAGAACATCTTGGGTACGTGATTGTTTTAGACGTGCAGCTCAAATTTGCACATCACATATATTCAATGAAACTGGACAACATTTCTATCCCGAAATGATGGCACTAAACGAATGGGACATAGGTGGAGTTCAAATCCCACACTTTGATACCTATTCTAACTCAGAAATTAACGAAGATGCAGTTCCCGAGACAGGAAATTCAAGAGAATGGACATGCATTTTATATCTAAATGATAACTTTAGAGGTGGTGAAACCTACTTCCCACCCAGTGAAACCTATCCAATAGGCCATACGCATCCCATAGAGACCGCTGGTGGTCTTCTTTTTCAAGGTCTTTACCTCGAACATGGCGTTAGTGCTGTAAGGAGAGGCCCTAGACATACTATTTCAATGTGGTTTACAGACATCGAAGACAAAATGATTATCGATGAGAGAATAAACCTAGACGAAAACCAACACCAAATCCACAGAAAAAACTCCTACATCCCACGCTAATCTTGCCTTGACTATGCCTCAAGCTTTTTGATATACTATGTGTATATTATGAAAAAGGATGAGGAATGAAATACCTAAAAGAGATTACAGACTGGTCTGACTCCAAAGTCAATGTACCAAATCATACCTACATGGTCAATGATGGTGGACATCTAGTTGGATATATCAAGACTGGAACCAAAGAAGAAATCATCTTCAAAACCCCAATGAAACAATTCTCTAAATCAAGGAGAAAATTTATTACGCTCTAGGCCTTGACAATGCCATGCAGCTAATGATAGCATATACTTATGACTGAGACAAAAAGAAACCAAAAAGACCAACTTGCCAAACTAATGGCAACTGAGAACATTACTATTGTTCATAAACCAATACCAACTGCATACTTCGATGTAAAGAATAGGATACTTGCTTGTCCTACTTTCAAAGATGATATCAGTGACGAACTCTATGACTTGTTCATGGGTCACGAAGTTGGACATGCATTGAATACACCTTACGAGGGTCTTCATAATGCATTGACAAAAAACAAAACACTTAAAGGATATCTTAATGTTGTTGAAGACGTTAGGATTGAGAAAGCAATCAAGAACAAATTCCAAGGATTGAGAAAATCTTTCTACACTGCATACAATGAGTTGATGGAAAAGGATTTCTTTGGTCTTAAAGGAAGAGACTTGAACACACTTTCATGCATTGACAAAATCAACTTGATTACTAAGTGTGGTTCAAGAGTTCAAATTGAATTGACAGAACAAGAACAAGAATTCTTAGACATGGCAGAGGCTTGTACTTCTTGGGAAGAAGTTGAAGTTTGTGCTGAAGCAATCTACAACTGGTCAAAAGAAAATGAGACTAGGGATGAGAGTGACGAATCAATTGTTCCTAAAATGTTCGACCTTGGTGACGAAGAAGAAGGTGACGAAGAAGAGAATGAGTTCCAAGATGGTGAAGGTGGTGATGACCAATATGATGATGATACTTCAGATGGTGAAGAAGATTCAGATGAAGATGGTGAAGAGGAAGACAAACTTCCCGAAGCTCCCGAGTATGGTGATGGTGACCAAGACGAAGATGGTGAAGAAGACGATGTAGAAGGTGAGACAGAGAAAAAAACTACTGGTACTTCTAAAGAAGGTGGTGTTGCAAGTCCCGAAGATTACGATGGTGAGAATGGTGCTAGAGAATCTATCACTGAACATCATGCACATAACAATGAAGAAATGTTCCTTGATGACAAACCAGCATGGAGAGAACAAATCAATTTGAGAGAGAGATTCAAAAACGCTGAGTCAACTGATATTATCATTGGTCACAATCAAGTTCTTACAGATTGGAATGACTACTGGACTGAAGAAAGAAAAATCAGAGGTCACAATGCTGAGAAAAATTATAAGAAGTCAGTCTTCACTGGAAAGAAATTGATTGATAGAAACAAAAAGATTGTTGCTCACATGGTGAAAGAATTTGAAATGAAGCAGACTGCACAAAGAAGTGTTAAAGCTTTCAGTGGTAAAACTGGTAAGTTAGATATGAACAAACTTGCAAAATACCAAATCGTTGATGATGTTTTCAAAAGAGTTACTTACTTGCCTGATGGACA